AAACTTAGGATTCCATAGCGTCTATGGAAAACTAAAGATATCCCTAAGGTGGGATGGAATAATTCACAATATAACCCCCACAGTGCCTGCAGTTTACACTGCCATTCTGGCACCCAAGGATTAACTTGAGAACTCTACCCACCCTTACAGAAAGAGAAACAATGGAAATTAATTTATTCAACACCGACACCTTCCGAGCCGATGAACCCATGTCTTACAAGACTATTTCAACGGTATACTCAACTCCTGCAGTACCCACCATCCTAACGAATCCTGAGTACTGTCCTGAGTACAAGACCTCAGGTTCTGCCGGAGCTGACCTAAAGGTTAATGTTAATGTTGTATTAAATCCTAACTCATCACAGGTCGTAACCACAGGTGTCCGCCTTGCCATTCCAGACGGTTTCGTGGGTCTAGTATTCCCACGCAGTGGTCTGGCTTCCAAGGGTGTAACCCTCGCCAACAGCGTGGGTGTAATCGACAGTGACTACCGTGGAGAGATCCAGCTAGCACTAGTTAACCGTGGTACTGATCCTGTACAGTTAAACGCAGGTGATCGGGTAGCACAGATTGTGTTCCTACCTGTCACTCAATTTCCATTCGTAATTCAAACCACATTAGACTCCACTACCCGTGGCACAGGTGGCTTTGGTAGCACAGGAGTCTGAACCATGGACAGCTTTCAAGAATTTATTGCTATCTCTCGTTACTCTCGTTGGATGGATGATCAAGGTCGTCGTGAGACTTGGGAAGAAACCGTAGACCGATGGTGGAACTACTTCACCGGAAAGGTTCCCACCCTAGCCTCACGTCCTGACATCCGTACCGCTATTTTAAATCTTGAGGTATTGCCCAGTATGCGTGGGTTGATGACTGCAGGTCCAGCATTGGACCGAGATCATACAGCTCTGTACAACTGCTCGTACCTTGAGATTGACAGCTTTAAGTCTTTCTCTAGTCTGATGTATATTCTGATGTGTGGAACTGGCGTTGGTTACTCGGTAGAGCGTCGGTGTACTGATAAGTTGCCGATGGTACCCGCGATAACCAAGCAGTTCGATATTATTATTAGTGTTGCAGACTCCCGTGAAGGTTGGTGTGATGCCCTTTCCTCACTCATCAACTACCTATTTAATGGAGCCCACCCTAAGTGGAATACTGAAGGTGTTCGCAAGTCTGGAGAAAGACTTAAGACGTTTGGTGGTAGGGCCAGTGGTCCTGCCCCGCTAGAAGAAGTGTTCCGGTTTGTGGTCCAGACCTTTTACAAGGCTCAGGGTCGCAGGCTTACACCGCTAGAGTGCCACGACATCTGCTGCAAGATTGCTCAGTCAGTCATTGTAGGCGGTGTGCGTCGGTCTGCCATGATCAGCCTAAGCGATCTGTCTGACCGTGAGATGGCTACCTGCAAGAGTGGTGCTTGGTGGGAAACCTCCGGCCACCGTGCACTAGCCAACAACTCAGCCGTCTACAATGGCCGTCCTTCCATGGGGCAGTTCCTTGAAGAGTGGACTGAATTGTACAACTCTCACAGTGGTGAGCGTGGTCTGTGCAACCGTGATGCAATGACTAACATTGCCAAGCGTGCCGACCGTGACACCGCACACTACTTTGGTACTAACCCTTGCTCTGAGATTATCCTGCGTCCCAACCAATTTTGCAACCTGTCAACGGTTGTGGTAAAGGCTGATGATACAAAGGAGTCTCTACAACGCAAGATTGAAATGGCAACCATTATTGGCACCGTACAAAGCACGTTCACTCACTTCCCGTATCTGGCTCAAGATCCGTCTTGGGTAAAGAACTGCCGTGAAGAACGACTGCTAGGTGTTTCAATGACTGGTATCTTTGATAACAAGTTAATGTCTGGTCTACTAGGCCACGGCAAACTACAGCACGTGCTTGAAAGTTTACGAGAAGTAGCCATCAAGACTAATCTGGATTGGGCACACCGTTTAGGTATCAACCCAAGCAAGTCAATTACCTGCATCAAGCCTGAAGGTACAACCTCATGCTTGGCTAGTTCATCTTCTGGACTACACCCACGATACTCAGACTTCTACTACCGTCGAGTTCGTATCGACAAGAAGGATCCTCTGTACGCACTCATGCGTGATGCAGGCGTTCCTGTGGAAGACTGTGTAATGAACCCAAGTTCAACTGCTGTTTTTACCTTTGTTCAGGCAGCTCCTGTTGGCTCGCTGACTCAGAATGAGTTACAAGCCATCGACCACCTGAACCTATGGCTAACTTACCAAGAGTCGTACTGCCAGCATAAGCCATCCATCACTGTTAACTACAGCGATAACGAGTTCATGCCTGTTGGTCAGTGGGTATGGGAGAACTTTGACAAGATCTCTGGTATCTCATTCTTGCCTAAGTCTGATCACGTGTACGCTCAGGCTCCGTTTGAAGCAATCACACAACAAGTGCATCATAAGCATCCAGAAGTTAATGTTGACTACACCATGCTAAGTTTTTACGAGAAGACTGACACAACAACATCCTCACACACAATGGCCTGCACGGCTGGTGCTTGTGAGATTATAGACCTAAAGGGGTAAAACATGGCAACAACACCAGCCGCACCCAGTGCTGCTGACTTACAAAAGAATATTGATGATCTCAATAAAAAGTTATCATCAACCACTTCAAAGTTAGATGTAGCACTAAATCCAAATCAAGAAACCTATTTAAAGCAGACAGGGGAGACAGCGTTAACCGATGCTGTTGTCCCTGTCTTTGCTGAGTTATACAATAAAGAGTATGGTCGTGTTAAGAACATTAACATGACTTTAGGTGGAACTGCAAGCAACCCCCAAGAAAAAGCTTTCTTTACTTTTAATGCCACAGAAGAAGCAACTAGAGCTGCTGATACCGTTATTAACAAAGCTAATCAGCAAAGTCTTGACTATAAAGCGCAACAAGAAAAAATAAACAACTGGATTAAGACACAGCAAAGCACGCAGACTCAACAAATCTTTAACAACTACCTACAAAGTGTTTTAAAGAAAGAGCAACCAAATCTTGTTAACAACATGATTGACAGTAATAATCCATTGTTTAATATGGCTACTTATCAAAAGACTGATCCAAAGAATCGTAGTACTTCAATTACATACGTAACTCAAAATTATGGGGGATATAATTATCGGACTCCCGTAACACAGTACGCTTACAAGGATGAGAAAGCTGCCAAGACAATGCTTGACAGTCTGACCACAATCTATAGTGATAAGTTTAACGCAGATCCTAATTTACAAAAGCTGTGGAAAGATTCGTACACTGCTGGATTAAAACAACAAGTAAACACGCTACAGTCACAACTGGACGTGATTAACAAGAAGAAGAAATAATATGTCAACCAAGCTAGATCAAATGCAAATCAAGTTGAGTCTTGCGACTCCGCTATCTCTACCAGAAGTAAAGATCCTACTAAAAGATGTTTACGCACAACTAGAAACACTAAACAATGAAATCCGAAAGCTTTCCCAAGATCGACCCCGATCTGGTGGAGTTACTGGAAAGAATGTTCAAACCTCTTGAGTACGACCCTAGTGCTCCATGCGAAGAGTTCTCACGAAGAGCTGCTTTCAGAGCAGGGCAAATAGAGGTCGTTAATAAATTAAAAGCTGTTCTCAAGCAACAGCAAGGAGGTAACTAACATGGGTGGTAAACCAACTATTTCGGGCGGCATGACATACGCCGAACAACAAAAGTTAATGTCTGATGAACGCGAGTTTCAAAAGCAACAAGAAGCCGAGCGTATCAAAGCTGCACAAGATGCCGAGACTCAGCGTCAGGCTCGTGAGCAAACAGATCGTGAGCGTATCAAGGCTCAAGAAAACGTGGCTTCACAAGAAGCCACGCTAGCTGAACAAGAAGCAATTCTTGAAGCTAAAGCACAAACAGATTCTCAAGACGCTCGCTCCATTCAAGGCAGCAACACCAAGGCTTTAGATTTTTATTCATCTTTGTACAAGGGCGTTAGTCCTTAAGGAGGCGTAAATGGTACCTTATCTTGCCGACCGCTTCCGTACACTGGATGCAATGCGAACATCCAAGTTGTTCCGAGCTAGGCTTTGCTCGTCACTCACAATTCCAAGTCTGCTCCCACCTAAGGGTTGGACCGAACAGATGGAATTGACACAACCAACCTCATCGGTTGGTGCACGGGGTGTCACTTCACTGGCTAGCCGAATGTTATCGGCAATGTTACCATTGAATGATTCTCCGTTCTTTAAGTTTGGTCTACGGTCTGGTGTTGAGCCTACCGTAGAAATTAGTCAGTATTTGGAAACCATGAGTTATCAGGTTTACCGTAAGCTGACAGGCACAAACCTACGAGAAACAATTTATCAGGCAATCCAAAACCTTATTGTAGTAGGTGATTGTCTGTTCCATATCATGGACGATTTTAAGTTCCGTGTAACCCGTCTGGATCACTTTGTGGTGCAACGCACCGTGACCGGACAAGTAAACGAAATCATTTTTGTTGAGTATGATCTGGTAGATCCTGAAGCTATTAGTTACAGCTTCATGCTTCCCGACTCTGCCAAGCAGGGTTATAAGAAGACTTACTGCCAGTATCTTAAACAGGAGGATGGCACATGGAACTACTTAAAGGAAGACGACGATGGAAACCGATTAGCCGAAGGTGTCTACGAAGTATGTCCTGTTACGGTTCTACGGTGGTATGGCATACCCGGAGAAAACTACGGGAGATCGCACTGCGAAGATATCCTCGGAGATCTGTCAAGTCTTGACGGATATACCAGAGCATTACTAGATGGCATGGCTGCAGCCTCATCATTCTGGATGGGTATTGATCCAGCAGGTATCACAGAGATTGATGATATTGCTGATCTACCTAACGGTGCGTGGGTTCCTGCCAGAAGCCAAGATGTATTTACAATCACACCATCACAGACCATGAACTCACAGGTTAGCACAGCTCAGTCTGCCATGGAGCTAATGCGTCGTGAGATTGGTCAGGCGTTCTTGATGTCATCATCCGCCATTCCTTCAGGTGATCGTGTAACAGCTACCGCTGTTCGTATGATTGGCTCTGAGTTAGAAACTGTGCTTGGTGGTGCATTCTCGGCTATTGCTCGTGATCTGATGGAACCTGTGGTTCGCCGCATGGTATTCTTAATGATTGACACTCAAGAGTTAGATACTCGTATGTACGAGCAGTTCTTTGACAAGGATGGCTCACTCAGCGTGGAAGTTATCACTGGTCTACAGGCTCTCAGCCGTGACACAGACCTACAAAAGCTGATGCAAATGGGTGAAATGGTTCGCAACCTTCCGCCAGAATCTCATGCTACATTCAAGTGGGACGAGTATGCTCGTGCATTAATTACATCACTAGGCTTTGATTCCCGTAACTGGGTCCGTAGTGCCGAAGAAATTCAAGC